GACATATAGTACGTAATATACAACTATATTTATCTAATGTCTACTACTATTATTGGTAAAGTGCTAGGTTTTTGATACGATCTATTTGGTTATCGTATGCGATCTCTTCTTCTGAATAGAATTCATTGAGATCTAGTCCTGCCATCTCTATGGCGTCTTTCAGTGTGTACTCGTCGTCACCAACTTTGAATTTGTCACCTGCTTTCATGCCCGCCGCTTTGGCTTTCTGTACTGCCTGTGCAAATTGATTGCCCTCAAACTTGCCTGCGTGTGCACCGCCCTGCATCTTCTCGTAATGTTCAGCGGCCTCTTCTGGTGTAAGACCTAGTTCATCTGCCTGGCTCATAAACTCGTCTTTGGTCATGCTCTGTGCCATGTCCGCTATCTTGTCGCCCATGCCCTCAGTTTTATCTGCGTACTTGGGATCACCAGACTTCATTTTTTGATACGCTGGTGTGTTCATCATCTTGTCTGCTTTTGTCACATCAAGTGTTGTAGCGTTTTCTTTGTCTTTTTTTTCTATTTCAGGATCCTTGGGTCCAGTCGTGTATTCATTAACCGTTTCTTCCACCCATGATTCAAATGCTTCTGTTTCTTTTGCTTTACCTTTTAGATCTTTTTTGGGATTAAAGTCTGCAGGATCCATTCTCACTTGGTCAGTGTAGCCTGGTTCTGACTGCATTTTCTTGTAGTCGTCGATGTATCTCTTAGCCAACTGTACCGCTATCTTCTTGTTCTTGATGTAGTCCGGGGTTGGTTTGAATGTTGCTGAATTCTCCTGTTCCATCTCATCTGCAACTCTTGAAGCAAAGTTTGCCACCCTGTCTTCCTCACCTGATTTAGTCAACAGTCTTGATGCTATGTCTGACAGTATAGAACTCAACATAGTGTTCTTGTTTGTGAATTTTGTTACTTTCAACATCTTGTCTGCTGAATCGTCTTTCCTTAAAACCAATTTGCTGTCCGGATCATTAAGGAAACTCTGTACTACTGCTCCGTGATCTACTGGTGCCTGTACAGGTGCATCAATAGGCTCTGCATCTGGCTCTAATTCGTTTACTTGTTCTTCTTCTTTAGGTGCTTCTAGTTCACTCATTATCCTGTTTATAAGTGGTAGTGCGTCTTCAACTCTGTTGTCTAGATTTTTCATGGTGAACTTCTCTCTCAATTTGTTTACAGTTTCGTCGTCTAGTATTTGCTCTTCTGATGTTTTGAAATCTTTACTTGCGTTCTCATAGTGTGATTGGTTAGAAAGGTTCTTCATGTAACCTCTTAGGTTCTCTAGTTTCAATTTAGTCTGCTCAATGATGTCGCCAGCGTTGTCATTCAATTGGTCTTTGTTGGTCACGTATCTTGAGAATGAATTTAATTTTGCGATGTCTTCTGAAGTTGAAACGATGTGTTGTCCAAATTCGTCATGTGGTCTTCCACCATTTGCAACGTGTCTCATCATTGCTCTAGCACCTGCCAAATGAGTCAACGGATACTTGAATCTTTCGCCGTCTTCGTTTTCGATGTATAGTGATTGTATCTGTCTTGATCTTGCACCTGGCACAGTCTCGTCAACTTTGCCTTTGTGTCTGATTATTAATTTTGTTTTGTCTAGGTTCTCGTACGAACGTTTCGCGGTGCCTGTTAGGCCTTCTGTAACACCTGCTAGTTTAGTGATTCTTGCTAGTTCTTCTGACATTTCATCAGTATTTACCGTTTTGTTCGTATCTGCAAGATTTTCATAGTCCTGCTTCGTTAGGTTGTTTTTAGTGATGTCCCTCACGTCAAATCTCATTTGATGCTCCACTGCGAAGTCTTTCAACTCCTTAAGGAACGCATACCATTCATCTCTGCTGTCCTCGTCGATCTTGCTGACTAGATCCCTGTTGTAGTACACTTTCATGTTCTCACCGTCTGCTAGGCTGATGCTAACGCTACCAAAAGTGTCTGCGTCTTCTTGGAATTCAAACTCAAAAAACACAGCACTGCTTGGATCCGCCGTAGCGGCACCATTCTCGTCGCCCAGTCTGATGTTTGAGAACTGTGATCTTATCTTGTTGAATAAATCTTCGGAGTTTTTAGGGTTCATATAGTGTATTTATTATCCTGTGAACGATCCAAATATGGGCATTGGTGTTATCTCACTTGTACGATCTGTCCATTTCTCAAATATTTTAGGGTCAAAATCCGCTAATACTTTCATCATACGAGTCATTAACAAACACGAACTGACTAGGTCATCATGCTGTCCTGGTTTTGCTTTGAAACTCATGCCGCTAGCCACAAAGTCTTTTAACTCTGATATAAGCAGTTGTGAATTGATCTTCATCTTATTGTTCTCTATAAGTTCTTTGAATTTTGTACAGGCATCTATCTTGTGTTTGGCGGTGGTGTTGAACCCTCTCCTAAACTTACGCCTGTGTCCTTTCCTGATGGGTTCAGACAGGAACATGCCCATGATGTTCTCCTCACCTATGTCCATGACCCTCATCAGTGCGGCCTCACCTATAGAGTTGTTTTCCATGCTGTAAAAAATCTGTGGACTTGCGGTAGCATCCTTTTCCATAATAGTGTCGTGTATGTGTTTGTTGATGCTTTGCAGTATCCTTACCTGTTGGTTCATTGGTGTCATGTTGTGATGCCATTCTCCCACTTGCTCAAATGTGGGCAACTCAAAAACTTGTATTGCCGCATAATCTCCTCCAGTACCCATCGATGGATCTAATGACACCATGTAGGTATGTCCTGGTGTTGGACGTTTAAACCAACGTACCTGTCCTGTTGTCTCCACAGGAGCCGCGGCTTCCATGTCTGCCAAATGTATACTGTCTATGAGTGTTTCATCAAAGATCAAGAATTCGCATTCGTGTTCCCTTCTGAATCTCTCATCACCAATCCTGGCCTTTTCCGCTTCTGCCCATTCCTCATTTCTATCTGGGTGTTCTGACCAGTGTGCTTTCATGGCATAGAAACCATTAGTTCCTACAAGTTTATCATTGCCATATTCATCAAATCTCTTGTTTGCCTCTTTCCAGATCAATGCGAACTGGTCTTCGTCACTGTTGGGTGTGCTGGTGATCATGCACTTACCACCTGTACTCAATGTTGGTGACAGTGATGTCCAAAACTCTTTGGCCTTCTCCGGTGGTTGCACGAATGCGAACTCATCACAGTAGATTAGTGTAAGTGACATACCCCTACCTGTGTTTTCAGTTGTCGTGGTCGCCATTATCTTTGATCCGTTGTCAAACTCTATGCTGTTCCTGTTGTACTGTGTTACACCTGCTTTGATCCAACTTGGTAACATCTCGTATGCGTAACGCACCCTTGACATGATATCTGATGCTCCTGCGTATTTGTGTGCCGCGATTAGTATCTGTGAATCTGGTCTGAACATTGCATACCATATTAGGAAGCCAGAGGCACATGTGGTCTTACCTGTCTGCCTGGGAAGCATGGCTATCGAGAATCTGTGATCGTTGTAACTGTTGATCAGCCTCTCTTGGTATGGGAATGGTTCAAATGGCATTGACCCTTTTACCGGGTGCTGTATCTTCATGAATGTTTTCATAAAGAACAATGGGCCTGTTTTTGGGTCCATGCATTTCTCAAGTTGTTCAACTTGAGCCTTGCTGTATTTGTGTTTCTTGTGCGCCTTCTTGATTTGGTCGCTGTCTAGTGATACATACGCCATAGTGTAGTATTTAACGCTGTGATGGTACTTGGAAAAGTATTACTTTGCTTCTTTGTCTTTGATGGCTTTTTTCATTGGTTCTTTCTTGTCGCCATCTTTGTCCATGTCCAAGAAGTCAGGTTTTGCCGCTTCTTGATATGCAGTTTTGAAACTTTCGTACTGTGTTCTAAGACTGTTAGCCAACTCTTCTTCCGTTATCTTGTCCTCTGCCGCCATTGGGTTGTCGCCTGGAGAAACTCTTGGATGAGTTTGCTTTTGTCTGTTCAATCCACCTGAATGTTTGTTTACCAGACTGTCTATGTCTTGTACTTTCTCTTCAGGTTCGTTTGCGAACGTTTCTTCTTTTTGCTCGTCTTCTGGATTCTTGATTATGTCTCTCATCCTAGCCATGTCCATCGAACCCGCCGCATCGTCTTGATCCATTTCTGGTTCTGCGTGTGGTTCTGCTTGTGGTTCGTCTGCACCGATCATTGCCGGATCGACTTGTTGCACACCCGCAAGTTTTAATATCTGCATCATCATTGATGCTTCTTGTGGAGTGTCTGCTGAAATTTGAATTGCTTCTTTCACAGTTTCTTTTTTGTCTTCTTTGCCTGCTGTCATCTTGCCTTCAACTGCTTCTTCTGTTCCATTTATGCTGTCCCAGAAACCTGCTAGGCTTTCGCCATGTTTCTTAATGAATTCTTCTCTTGAAAGTTTCTCTGCCTCGTCGTGCAAGTAGTCTTTCATGCCACCCTCTGTCACTGCTTTTGGATTTGTCTTCTCAACGTTTTCCACTGCGTCTTTAACCAATTCAGGTTTTGATTCTGCTATTTCTTTTAATTTTGTTAACACGTCGATCATTTCCATAACTTATTTCCTTTTTGGGTCTGGGTGTGGGTTAGTTGATTTTGTTAGAGGACTTGGTGTTCCTTCTTCCTCTTTGCTCATTGCATTTTCTTTTTCTTTTGGAGCGTCTTTGTTCACTTCTCTATCTTTAAGTAATTCTTTTAATAGACCCATGTTTGCTTTTGTAGAATGATAGTCTTCTGCGTTCACTTTAGGTGCGTCTTTGTATTCTATGTCATGCAGTTTGTTTGCATATTCTGATTTCTTTGCAACCTGCATGTCGTTCTGATATTCTTCTGTTGGCTCATTTGGCTTCCTGACAACGATGTGTGTGGCCGGAATCCTTAATAAGTCTGAAAGATACTCATGCATCACTCTTGGTGACTCTGGATAGTTCGTTGTCACGTCAAAGATCGTCACTTGCTCGTTGCTTAAGGCAGGAAAATCAAGTGGTAGTGTCATGATAGGTGTAGTCTTACCCGCTGACATGCTGGCAAGATCAAATTTTTGCAGTGCTGTTTCTAAAGCATTTATATCAATATCTTTCTTTGCACCTGCAATCTTTATTTTATAGTCATATGACTTAGTTGATTCCGTTAGGTAGTCTTTGAATGTGCTCATATGCAATATTTAGTCTTTTTTAAGTAGTTTCTTCATTAATTCGTTACGATCAGATATGACGAATCCGTCGCTTTCTTCCACTGGACCACCGTCTTTGTTGCCCTGATCTAACTTCTGTTTTTTAAGTTGTAATTCGATCATTTTAAGTTTCTTGTCGATCTTGCCGCTTTTGGCGTCTATGGCGTTCCTTAGGAAATTGCCCGCTACTTCAAATATACGTCCCGAATATCGTGAGTCCACGTTCATGCCCAGGTCCATTAGATTCTTGTAACTTTCTTCCGCTTCTATGGCTAGTTTGTCTAACTCTAGGTCTGACAGTTCACCCAACCCTTTTACCTGGGGTAGTGCGGCCGCAACCTTGTCAAATTCCGCATAACTTTTCTGTAGATTCTTCTGTGTCTGTGGATCTAGATTCTTGGCTGATGCGTGTTGTCCGTTGGCCTCCTTGATCTTCTTGTCTTTTTCCTTCTTGTCCACCTCTTTGAATGCCTCTTTGACATTTGGTAAATTGAGGATATCCTCTAGTTTCTTTGTCATTGCTGTATTTACTTACGTTTGCCGTTGTGGAACAACTGTTCTTCTGACACCACTCTGAACTTGATCCGCCTCTGTTTGGCGTATGCGTTTGCGGCCTCCCACTTGGCCATGTTTATAACCACCTGTTTCTTCTTGGCCATACTCTTGCCCGCGGCCTCCATTGTGGTCTGGCTCATGGGCTTGACCTCCACCATCTCTGCGTGTTTACGACCTTCCTTGTCCTGGTACACTATGAAAAAGTCTGGCACGTACACAGTGTACTTGCCCGTGAATGGATGCCTGTATGGTATCTTGATTGACTCCGACGCCCATTGGTACACGTTTGGATGTTCGTCACACAGTCTCATGAAAGAATGTTCCCAACTTGATCTGTATGTTGGTGTTTTGGTGCCCACGTACTTCTCCGCGTTCTTGGGAGAGAACTTGCCCCTAGCAAATCTTGGTAACATTAGTCTATGATGTTTCTAGATACCGTCTCTTTGGTGGCCAGTGTTTTCCTCACACCCAGCCTACTTGACTTGTATCTGTTGGCGTTTAATATTATTGTCATCAACTCAGATAGCAACGCTGGTGTGGCGTATGTCAACTGATCCAGTATCTGTTGTGGTTTGATGTTGTCTATCTTGGCCTGTGAAAGTATGGCGTATGCTGTTGACTCTGCCGCGGTCCTTGAGAAATTCCTTTTCACAAAGAATGCGATTGTACTATCATAGTCACCCACATTGAATTCATAGTCGGTCTCATAAGGTGTGGTGGTCAATTTGTCCACGGTCTTCTGTAATTCGTCCTTGTCCTTTGGTGGTAGGTTTGTGTAGAATTCAGCCATTATATTGTTGCTTTCTCTGTTGCTATCTCAACATCCTGTGTTTGTCTTTCAATTTTTATATATCCTTCCGTGACCAATTTCCTTATATCTGTGATTGCCTTACTACGGTATATGTTTTTTACATTGTCCGATGATCCTTCATACTCTATGTTTGACTGAGCCACTGTGAGTCCATTACGAGAACCTATGTCCTTGAAGTATAGACTGGCCGCTATCTCATCTTTAACGTTTGTGTCATTTGAAACAAGATTGAATGCCTCGTCGGCACCCAGGAAGTTCACGGTGTCCACTGTTGAATTTGTTATGACTGTGTTGTTGGCCTGATCATTGTTGTCCGCGGTACCCCTCGCTGATGCCAATGCTGAAGCACCCACTATGGCCGCCGCACCCACACTGAACTGTGCAACTGGATTGGTTATCGAGCCCGCTTGTTTTCCAACTTCTAGTATTCCGTCTTTGGCAATGCCTTTCAGTTCCTCTTTAACGGCTGATTTCTTGATCTTTTTGGCGTTGTTGTAGGTGTTGGAAGCACCAAGGATCGCACCCAGGATGTTTCCTGATTGCACATTCCTGATCACTGAACCTATGCCATCTACTACACCTCCAGGGCCAAATATGCTGTTGGTACCACCACCTAACACCGTCAGTGGGCTAGGAGAATTGTCATAGTTTATTGTGGCGAAGCCTGGAACATTATTTCTGTTTATTATACCTGACTTGTAGATCACTGTCTCGTACAGTATCTGCATGGTGTTGTTCATGACACCTGCACCATCGGCCTGGTCTAGGTTGTCGTGTGAGAAAGATCCTATAACTGGGTTGACCAATGTCATTGACGTGAAACGTTTCTTGTGTAACACGAAGATCTCTATGCCTTTCAAATATGGCTTCTGTCTCTGTCTCGGTGTGTCCATACCAAACTTGGTGGTCTGTCTAGCATCACCGTAGTTGTAGTAGTCGTCCTTGGTGTTTGATATTGTTAGGTCCGAGTTCATGCCTATGCTGTCCGCAATGTTGTACTCGTAGTATTTCTTCCAGAATGCGTTCACGGTGTCTGCATGGTCATCGTGGAATGTGATGTTGACAGGTTCGTACGCTATCCTGGTGCCAGCATACATCTTCTTGTTGTACTGTGTCTTCTCCTCGTAGCTCATGTTGTACTTGGGAAGGTCGCACTGCTTGACCAACATGTTTAGTTGATATCTCTCGTTGGCGTTGAATCCATCAACGAACAAGGTCTCGTCCGTGTTGAACACCACATGGAAAAGGAATTTCTGTTTGGGCATCAACTTGTAATTGTCGTCTATGTACAATCTAGATGCGTGTTGGTAGTCTTTCATACCCGGTAATCCGTCTTGGAAACCTTTTAGGAAGTTGTTTATGCTTGGCATACTCGTATTTATGGCCACAAAAAAAGCGCCTATAAAGACGCTTTTGATGTTATAATTGCTTACTTAATTTTTTGTATTACTGTCCACCACCTGTACTTAGAGTACCGATCGTTCTAGATACCGCTGTTCCAATTCCTGTTCCTGTTGGAGTTTGGATCGCGTTGTCGTATCTGATTGACATTGTGATAGTCGCTGGGTCTGAAGTTGCGTATGCAAGTGTGTTGTAGTTCACGTTCTCAACATATGCACCATATAATTCAAATGTTTCTAACACATTTGGTGCACTTGCTCCGTTACCACCGTCTAGCATCTCAATTCTAGTTGTGAATTTGTAGTCAATACCAGATGCCGCTGAACTCTGTTCAAAGAAGTCAAACTGTTTCTGGATCTGCTCACCAACCAGTTTAGTAACTGAGTTGTTAACATCATCTCTTAGAGTGATTGTGATCGGATCCCAAGTGTGTTTACCTGCAACATAAACTTTTGAGTTGTACACATCCAGTGTCACGTTGTCAAAAGTCAAGTTGGGTCTTGTGATATCGATAACTTGTTTTGTTAGTTCTGATCTTGGTGTTGATACTCCAAAATTCTCCAGGATCGCTCTGAAACGATACTGTAGTTTTGGCATCAATAAACCCTGTGATGCTGAACTCTGATCGTTTGCTAGTGGTACTGTAAATTTTGATAAAGTTGATATTGCCATCTGTTTCTCCTATTTATTCAAAATTAGTTCCCTAACTTTGCAATTTCTCCTGTGTTTTTGATTCTCAACGGTATGTAGATGAATTCAACCGATTTGATCGGCTCAATTGCTATATCCACATAAAGTTCGTTCCTGTCAATCCTTGTAGGTGTGTTGTTTGTGTCATCACAAACTACTAGGAAGTCATACAATGCTCTCTGACCTGTCAACTCCAACAAGAATGATTCTACTGCACCCTTGATCTCGTTTCTAGTCAATTCATCATTTGGTTCAAAGATGAATGGTTTAGCGATTGCATCCAGTTGTGTTCTTAGATACACTGCTAGTCTTGAAACGTTGATCCTGTCCAATGCAGAACTTGCCGATGTTTTTGTCAAGTTACCAAAGTTTACGATCCCTGCTCCTGAGAAAAAAGTGATTGGATTCACTTTGACCTCATGCATTGAATCTCTCACTGACTCCGTAACAGATATTGTTTGGAATTCTCCACTTGCTGTGTCGATGTAACCAACTGATGTGGCGTTGTCAACGATACCTCTTCTTGTTCCTGATGG